GGCGGCGAAGTGCTGCGCTTTAATCCCTGTGACCCCAATCTTTACGCCCGTTTCCTGGAAAGTGTGGAGAAGCTGAAGACCGTGGAGCAGGAACTGACCCAGCTCTCAGCCCCCGCGAACACCCAGGGGGAGGACATTGTAAAGCTGATGTCACAGGCGGACGAGAAGATGAAGAACATCCTGAACTGGGTCTTTGGCGGTGACAATGACTTCCACAAGCTCCTGCAGGGTGTCAATCTGCTGGCGGTGGCGGAAAATGGGGAGCGGGTGGTGACCAATCTCTTCGCTGCCCTGGAGCCGGTGCTGGTAGAAGGCGCCAAGCGCTGCGCAGGTCAGGAGGCGGCCAAAGCTAAGGCAAGACGGGAAGGCAGCCGATGACCGGCTGGGAGCTTCCCAAGACCGCGGTGATCGGCGGAAAACCTTACACCATCCATACAGACTATCGGGAAATTCTAGAGATCTTCTCCTGGCTGCAGGATGAGGAAAAACCGGAATTCCTGCGCTGGTATGTGGCGCTGGCTTTATTTTTTGAAGAGGAAATCCCCGACAAAGACTTTGCCGAGGCCGCAGAGTATTTCCGCTGGTTTGTGAGTTGCGGTCAGGAGGAAGAGAAGGATCCCGGCCCGGAGCTTTTAAACTGGCAGCAGGATGCCCAGGACATTGTGGCGGATGTGAATAAGGTGGCGGGGCAGGAGATCCGCGCGCTGCCATATTTACATTGGTGGACATTTTTAGGCTGGTTCCGGGGGATCGGAGAGGGAAATCTTTCCATACTGCTGTCGGTACGGGAAAAACTGCGCAGAGGCAAAAAGCTGGAACCCCATGAGCAGGCTTATTACCGCCGTAACCGCAGCCGGGTGGTCATGCGAAAAAAATACTCCGCCAGCGAACTGGCGGAGCAGGAACGGCTTCAAAAATTATTAGGTTAATTGTGGATCCACTTGTAGCCGCAGTTTTGGCAGCGGGAACGGATCTTTTTGCTGCCGCAAAAGCCCAGCAGCAGACCAAATCCGGGGATCAGGAAGAAACCCAAAATGGCAAGCCCCCAGCGAAATCCCCGCTTGGAGGATGTGAGCTGCATATTGTAGCATTTGGGACAGCAATTGATACCGGGCCTGGGTGCAGCCTGCTGCACGGGAATGTATACGGGCTGCACAATCGGCTGTGGCGGCTGTAGCGGTTGAACAGGAGGAACAGATCCGTTCAGGGTGCGGCCGCAATGGGAGCAGAAATTACCAACGCTGTAGGTACCGCAGGCAGCGCAGCGGATCCCGGCGGGACGCTCCGGCAGCTTGCCGCCACAGTGCTGGCAGATGCCGTTTTCCGGATAATGGGTGACTTCTGCACCGCAGTATGTACAACGCATGATCATTCCTCCTTTTTCACTCATTATAGAGGAGGCAGAAGAAAAATGCAAGATATTTTATTCTTAAACGAAGAATGGTGGTGATAAGGTGGCGGAAGGAAATACATTTACGTTGAATTTTAATGCGAAACTATTAGAATTGGGTGTAAAGGCAGCAACCACAGTGCTGAAAGGACTCGATGGGGTTTTAACTTCTATTTCCAATAGTGTGAAAGAAGCGTTTACAGTAAAGGGCTTTAATGATTATCGAGAAACGGTTACCCGATTCGGTAAGGAACTGACAGATGCGCTTCTGACCCTGCAGCTGTCCTTTGGCAGGCTGAAATATGCCATTGCAGACGCGGTAGCACCCATCGCCTCCGCATTCGTCCCCATGCTGAATACTGCCATCCAGGCGGCGATCCGGTTTGCAGGCACTATGGGGCAGTTCCTGCGGGGTGTCCTTGCCGGCGTTACCGGTAATCAGAATCTGACTGCGTCTTCCAAAGAAGCAGTGAAGTCCTATGTAAAGCTGGGATCTGCGTCTAAAGCGGCAGCTAAAACCGTGAAAAGATCCCTGGCCAGCTTCGACCAGCTGGAGCGGCTGAATCAAAAAAGCACCTCCGGCGGAACCGGAGGCAGCGGCGGTAAGATCGAACCCTGGGGCGGCTTCCAGCCCGATCCCATTTCCCCCGGTGTACAGGCGCTGGTGGACAAGGTGCTGGCGCTGCTGGCTCCACTCCTGGCCATCGATCTGGAGCCTTTGCGGCTGGCATTGCAAACCCTGTGGTCGGCCTTTTCCCGGCTGGCAGCAGTGGTGGGGGATGCCCTCAGCTTCCTGTGGTTTGAGATACTGACGCCTTTTGTAGCCTGGGTACTGGAAAAGTTGGCTCCGGTTTTGGTGGGGGTCTTTGCAGCCGGCCTGGATGTGATCACGGCAGCGCTCTCTCCTCTGGTGGCAGGGCTGAAGCTCCTTTGGGAAGCCCTGAAACCGGTGGTTGCCTACATTGGCACGGCAGTACTCCAGGCACTGCAAAACTGGAAGCAACGGTTTGAAATTCTGGCCGGGGTGTTCCAGGAAAAGCGGCCTGTGATCGTGGGTATTTTCCAAAATATCGCGCAAATGGTCACCCAGGCCTGGTCGGTGGTAAGCCCCATTCTGACGGCCTTGGGCAACCACTTCAGCGCGGTGTTCACGGTCATTTCCCAAACAGTAGGTGTCACGGTGGGCTACATACTGGACATGCTCTATGGCCTTACTACCTACCTGTCCGGTGCCTTTTCCGGCAATTGGAAGAAGGCTTGGGAGGGGATCCGCCTGTTTCTGAAAAGTGCGGTCAACGGTGTGATCACTCTGCTGAACGCCATGGTTTCCCGCCTTGTCAGCGCCTTGAATGCGGTGGTGCGGACAGCCAATAAGTTGTCCTTTACGGTGCCTCAGTGGGTGCCTTCCGTAGGCGGCAAGACCTTTGGGGTGAATCTGCCCACAGTTTCTGCGCCCAAGATACCCTACCTTGCCAAGGGTGCGGTGCTGCCTGCGGGTAAGCCTTTCCTGGCCATGGTAGGCGATCAGAAGCACGGCACCAACATCGAAGCGCCCCTTTCTACCATCCAGGAGGCGGTTGCCCTGGTGATGGAGGATCAGACCGGTGCAATCCTGCGGGGCTTTGAAGCCTCCATCGGCGTCCAAAAGGAGATCCTGGAGGCGGTTTTGGGCATCCGGATCGGAGACGAGGTGCTGAGCAACGCGGTGAACCGTTATAACCGACGGCTGACCGTTATGCAGGGAGGTTACAGATGAGATACTTTAACGAATTTAAAATTGGTGATTCTCCCATTCTGGCACCGGACAGCAATGTGGAGATGACCCTGACCGATCTGGATTCCGGCAGTGCAGGTCGTGACGAGAGCGGTATTATGCACCGGATCCGGGTGCGCAGACGGGTGAAGACCTGGGCGTTCCAGTACTTTGCCCTTACCCGGGAGGAGTTTTGCTACATGGAGGAACTGTTATCCCGCAGTGCTACCTTCACCTTTACCTATCCGGATCCGGATGGCACCTTGAAGACCTGCAAAGCCTATTGCTCCAATACCGGCCTTACCTATGAAAATGCACGGCTGGGGCTTTACCGCAACTATAAGTTTACCGTTATTGAGTGCTAGGAGGGAGCGTAATGTACAGACATTTATTGGTCTTTCCCGATGGAAGGGAAGTTTTCTCCGGCGCGGATTGTGATGCGGCAATTCAGTCTGTGACCGTCACCCAATCGGTAAACACGGGACAGGAGCTGACCCTTGGCTCTGCCTGTGCCGCCATGCTGCGCGCAGAGCTGATCACACCGGCCGGTAATCTGACCGTAACTGCCGGTCAGCCAATCACCGTCTATGGGGTAGACGACAAGAACAACCGGTCACAGATCGGTGTGTTTTACCCGGAGGAACCCTTAAGACCTACTCGCGATACCATGGAGCTCACCGCGTACGATGCGGTGAGCCGCCTGGACAAGGACTTATCCGCCTGGCTGGCAGAGCTGGATCGATGGCCCTACAGCGTAAGGGAATTGGCAGATATGGTCTGCGGTGAATGCGGCTTGATGCTCGCCCAGTCGGAGCTTCCCAATGGGGAGTTTCCTATCCCGCCTTTTACCGCCTCCCATGTGACCGGCAGACAATTGATGCAGTGGCTGGGAGAGATCGCCGGCAGATTCTGCCGGGCAACAGCTGACGGCAATATCGAATTTGCCTGGTATTTGCCCAATGAAGATGCCGCCATTACCCCCTCCGGGGAGGATGGCGGTGTTTTTTACTACCAGGGACAGCTGGAATATGAGGATTACGGGACTTTGCCGATCGAGAAAGTACAGATCCGGCAGACACCGGAAGATGTGGGCACGGTTTGGCCCGATGAAACCGGGCAGAAGAACACCTATATTATCGAAGGCAATCCCATGCTGACAGCCCAGGCTGCGGACACTCTGCAAGGGGTCGCGCAGACGCTGTATGAACAGCTGCAAAGCCTGTCCTATACGCCCTGCAAGGTGACGATTCCGGCATCACCTCAGATCCAGGCAGGTCAGATCGTAACCGTCACAGATATCGATGGGAAATCCTTTTCTGCCTGTGTGATGAAGAAGGCCTCCAACGGCCAGCAGGATACCTTGGAATGCACCGGAAGTTACCTGCGGGAGAACACCACAGCCACCAACAATGCCTTTTACCAGGTGACCTCCGGAAAGGTGCTGAACCTGCGGACGGATGTGGATGGGCTGAAGGTGGAAAACAAAGACACCCAGGGAAAACTTGCGGCCATTACCCTGGATTTGGAGGGGATCTCGAACCGGGTGGAGCAGCAGGACACCACAGTAGAGGGCTTAAAAGGACAGATCAGCACGCTGGATCAGACCGCCCAGAGCCTTTCTCTGGAGCTGACCGCTATCCGTCAGAACGGTGCGGACAAGGTGAAAACTACCCAGGGATACACCTTTGATGACAAAGGTCTGCATATCTCCCGCTCCGACTCCGACATGGCAAATACCCTGGATCATACGGGTATGTATGTGAGACGGGGCGAGGAAGTGATGCTGCAGGCCAACAACCAGGGGGTTGTGGCAACGGATGTGACAGTCAGAAACTATCTGAGCATTGGCCACGCCCGTTTTGAGGAGTACAGCAACGGTTCTGATTTTGCGCGAACCGCTTGCTTTTTTGTATAGGAGGCATTATGGCAGTTTATCAAACATTATCAGTCAAGGAAATCAGTGTGGATACGCTGGCCAATACCTCCAGGGTGCAGATCCTGTGGAAATCCCAGCAGACCGGGGAAAGCCATAACGACAACACCCGAACAGCGAAATACTGGATTACCGTCAATGGCGAGAAAACAGAATACACAGTGTCCTACACCCTGCCTGCAAAAACAACCAAGACGATCCTGAGCAAAACCGTCACCGTCCCCCACAAAAGTGACGGAACCGGAACGGTAAAGGTGCAGACCTGGATGGATACCAGAATCTCTGCAGGCGAGGTGGAGCTGTCCAAGAGTCTGACGCTGACGGCAATCCCCAGAGCCAGCACCATCGGTGCCACCGATGCTTTTGTGGAATCTACGGCGGTGATCGCAGTCAGCAGAAAAAGCAAGGAGTACACCCATTCCATCGCCTTTTCCTTTGGGGCGCTCAGCGGCTATCTCGACGCAGACGGTGCGATTGCAGACGGTGAAGTGAAGCATACAGCTACCAATATCCCCTTTGTGATTCCGGCTGCTTTTTATGACCAAATGCAGACCGAGAAATCAAAAAAGTGTCAGCTGATCTGCCGGACCTATAAAGACAACTCCCAAATCGGCAGCGATCAGAGCGCAGCCTTTACTGTGAGCGCCCGGGAGGAACTGTGCAGACCGGTTGTGCAGGCACAGGTTCAGGATGTGAATCCGCTTACCGTGGAGCTGACGGGTAATGCAGAGGTGCTGATCCGGCATATGAGCAATGCCCAATGCCAGATGCGTGCCCAGGGGCAGAATGGCGCGGCGATTGTTACCCAGAGCATTAACGGTCAGCAGGTCGATGGCAGCCTGCTGCTGGGCAATATAGAGGTGGCTGATTTTACCTTTGCGGCGCAGGACAGCCGTGGGTTTATCACCACTCAGACCGTAACAAAAACACTGATTCCCTATATCCCGGTAACGCTGAATGCAAAAGTGACCCGAACAGATCCCACCAGTGGCAACGGAATTCTGGAAGTGAGCGGACAATGCTATGCAGGCAGCTTTGGTGTCAAATCCAACACACTGACGCTTACCTATCAGGTCAATGACGGGGAAGAACAAACAGCGCAAATCCTTTTGGATGAAAGCGGCCTGCGCTACACAGCCCGGGAAAATCTGACCGGACTGGATTATTTGGTGAGCAGCACCGTGCAGATCACTTTGGAAGATACGCTGAGTAAAGCCACCCAATCGGTTACGGTGAAACCGGGTGTACCGGTGTTTGACTGGGGACAGAAGGATTTTTGCTTCCATGTGCCTGCATCCATGGATCACCACCGGATCACAGACCTGCTGCAGCCCCAGGAAGATCTGGACGCAGTGAACAAGTCCTATGCCGACAGCAAGATCAGCATTACTAAAGTGTGGGTCAATGAAGCTCCGGACCAGGCGTTTCCGGCGCAGACACTGGCGATCCCCTTTGAAAGCAATGAGATGGCCCTTGTATTCTTTGCCGATGGCATAGATGCCCGTGCGCAAAGCTTCCTGTTGGCGGAGTTTGGTCACACCTGCAGAGTGATCGGCAGGTATGGCTCCCGGATATCCCAGCGTGGCGTAAAGGCCCAGGCGGAGGGCCTGTACATTGATGGGGGCAGCCGAATGCTGACCTACGGTGAATGGAGCAGCACCGATGAAGTGATGATTCCTGTGGCTGTCTACAAAATCCGGGGTGTAGGTGCTGCAATCTGAAGCATATGAGAAAGGAGAAAAGCAATGGCATTTAGAATCGCACTGACCGCCGGCCATTACATGGGTACGCCCGGCAAGCGGTGCATGAAGAAACTGGACAAGAAGCAGACCCGGGAGTGGTGGCTGAACGACCGGATCGCCGATAAGGTGGAGAAGAAACTGAAAGACTATACCGGCTATCAGCTGATCCGAACCGATGATACCATCGGCAAGAAGGACATTTCCTTGACCGCACGGACCAATGCGGCCAATAATTTTAAGGCAGATATTTACATTTCCATTCACCACAATGCCGGTATCGCAGGGGGTAAGGGCGGTGGCATTATGGCGATTGTCTATAATAAGACAACGAAAGCAGAAACCATTGCCTGGCAGAAAGACCTTTATAAAGCTCTGATTGCGGAAACCGGTCTGAAGGGCAACCGGGCAACCCCCATGGCCAAGCAAAACCTGCACGAAGTGCGGGAAACCAGGATGCCTGCGGTTTTGCTGGAACTGGGATTTATGGACAGTGCCACCGATGTACCCATCATTCTGACCGAGAAATACGCAGACCAATGTGCTGCGGCTATCGTCAAGGTGATCGTGAAGCGCGGAGGTCTAAAAAAGAAGGCGGAGGCCAAACCCGCAGCATCAGCCAAAACCCTCTACCGGGTACAGGTGGGTATTTTTGAAGACCCTGCCAACGCCAAGGCGATGCAGAACAAGCTGAAAGCGGCAGGCTTTGCCGGTTTCGTCGTCAAAGAAGCCCAGCAGGAGGAACAGCATGAGTGAAGCAATTGCGGTAGCGCTGATCACCGGGGGACTGTCCCTTGCCGGTGTGGTGGCGACCTGCCTGGTAACGGCCAGAAAGACAGAACGGGCGGCAGCAATTGCCCAGGCTGTCACCGATACGAAGATCGAAGAACTGACCCGGGAGGTGCGGATTCACAATGGTTTTGCCCAGCGCCTGCCTGTTGTGGAAGAACAGATCAAGGTGATGAATCATAGAATTACAGACCTGGAAAGAGGTGCATGACGATGAAAAGAATCATGGAAAACTTAGCCAACCTTATCAAAGTCAAAACGATCGTTACGCTTGTGGTAGCCTTTGTATTTGCGGTGCTGTCGCTGAACGGCACCATCAGCCCGGATAATGTGATGATTATTATCTCCATGGTGGTGTCCTTCTACTTTGGCACCCAGCATGAGAAGCAGTAAAAAATCCCCACCTTGTGGTGCAATGTCATTCAGTTAGCTGTCATTGCGAACCAGCGCGCACGCTGGTGTGGCAATCTCCTAAATAACTGGGGGATTCCCACGCCAGGTGAGAGAACTGGCTCGGAATGACATGTTTCTTTACTAAATGACATTGACCTTGCGGTGGGGATTTTTTACTCTGTGTCCAGCATTTCCGCCAATCGGCATAGGAATGCCTTGTTGGTAGGACAGGGAATCTTGCCCCGGGGACCGGGCGAGAAATACTTGCGCCAGGTGGCGTTGTCCCGATGCAGCCATGCAGCCCGGATGGCTTTGCGGATAGAGTGTTCCACGCTGCG